GGTGGCTATAAATGAGTGGTTTAGCAAAATCTCAGCGTTCTTTAAAGGCTTGGGGAGACCAGAAATGGACAACCAAGTCAGGGAAGAAGTCGTCCGAGACGGGCGAGCGATACCTGCCAAAAAAAGCAATAGAAGCCCTAAGCCCACAAGAGTACGCAGCAACAACACGAGCAAAACGGCAAGGAAAAGCACAGGGAAAGCAGTTCGTACCCCAGCCGTCAAAAGTAAAAGCAAAAGTAAAACCTTACAGAAAGGTTAAGTAGATGGCATACACTACAGGCACAACCCTGTTTAATCTTGATTTCAATGAGATTGCAGAGGAAGCCTTTGAACGCTGTGGTATGGAAATGCGTACTGGTTATCAGCTACGCACGGCTAGGCGTTCTATGAATTTGCTCACCATTGAGTGGGCAAATCGGGGTATTAATATGTGGACAATTGAGCAAGGGCAAATACCTCTTGTAACAGGTCAGTCTTTGTATCCACTACCCGTAGATACTATTGATTTATTAGATACCGTTATTCGGCAAAATCAAGCAGCTACCAACCAAATTGACATTAGCATCACCCGCATTTCGGAGACGATGTATATACAAATTCCGAATAAAACAACGCAAGGTCGCCCTATTCAGTTATGGGTTAACCGTCAATCTGGTTTAGAGAACCTAAGTTCAGCTACCCTTGCGGCTATTATTAATGCTACGGCTACTACCATTACCGTTTCTTCTACCGCTAACTTGCCTTCGCAAGGTTTTATTCGTATTGATAATGAAGTTATCTCGTATGCCAGCGTAGCGGATAATCAATTGCAATTGTGTAATCGTGGTCAAAACGGAACGACTGCTGCTTCGCATAATAGTGGTGCCGCTATTTATATTCAAAACTTACCTTCGGTAAACGTTTGGCCCACGCCCGATGCTGGTGGAGGGTATACATTAATTTATTATCGTCTTCGCAGGATTCAGGACACAGAAACTGGCACCAGAATTGAAGACATTCCATTTAGATTGTTACCAGCATTAATTGCTGGTCTTGCATATCACCTATCCGTCAAAAACCCAGAAGCCATGGATAGGGTTGCATTGTTAAAGCAAATATACGAAGAACAATGGAATCTTGCCTCTACGGAAGACCGAGAAAAGGCTTCATTACGTCTTGTTCCTCGTCAAATGTTTTGGTGATATATGGCAACTCAATACGCTTCTGGCAAATATTCAATTGCGGAATGTGACCGATGCGGGCAAAGATATAAACTTAAGGAACTTAAAAAAGAGATTATTAAAACCCGTCTCTTTAATATTAAAGTTTGTCCAACGTGTTGGGACCCAGACCAGCCACAGTTATCGTTGGGCATGTATCCAGTTTATGACCCACAGGCTGTTTTAGAGCCTCGCCCAGACGTTAGTTATAGAGTGTCAGGTCTTAGCGGACTACAGGTTAACCCTAGCGATAATACAAGCGTTAATGCAAGTGGTTTTCCTGAAGAGGGTAGTCGAGTATTTCAGTGGGGCTGGAATCCCGTTGGAGGTTCAAGTGGAGTTGATGCGGGGCTTACCCCAAACAACTTAGTCTTGAATATTCAACTGGGAAGCGTAACAATATCAACTTAAGGAGTAATTTATGAAACACGAAGACATTAAAAAAGACATGCCAATGATGGAAAAGGTTGCTAAAAAAGCCGTCAAAGGTCACGAAAAGCGTATGCACAGCATGAAAAAAGGCGGTGTAACGACCATGGACATGAAGAAAATGGGTCGTAATTTAGCCCGTGTTGCTAACCAAGGAATGAAAAAAACCGCTGGAAGGGGTCGATAATGCCTAAATTCTCTAAAAAAGTAATGGGTAAAGAAGTGGGAGACGCTCAAGTCTATGCCCCTCCCCATACGATGAAGGGCAAGACAATCTCTGCTAAAGGATTGACCTCCAAGGGTATGACTGGTGCTGAAGATATGGCTACTATGAATATTTCTGTTGGCGGCATTAGCAAAACCCACGGCAAAGGCGTTGATAAATACGGCAAGATTGAAATGCGTGGTGCTGGAGCGGCGACTAAAGGCAGAATGTCTAGCGGGAAAATGGGATGAATTACACAGAACTTGTTACTTCAATAAATGACTATGCGGAAAACAATTTTCCGACTGCGGTAGTCAATCGCTTTATTGAACAAGCTGAACAGAAGATTTATAACTCTGTTCAGTTACCGTCTTTACGAAAAAACGTAACGGGCGTAACAAGTCCAGCTAATAAATACCTTTCCGCACCCGATGACTATTTAGCCTCGTTCTCATTGGCAGTAATCTTAAATTACAACACCGCCAATGAAGAGTATCGTTACCTTTTAAACAAAGACGTAAACTTTATTCGTCAGGCATACCCATTACCTGCGGATACTGGTGTTCCATACTATTACGCTTTGTTTGGACCAACCGTATCAGGGTCTACCATTACGAACGAACTGTCGTTTATTCTTGGTCCGACCCCCGATGCCGTATATCGGATGGAACTGCACTATTTTTACTACCCACAGTCCATCGTTACTGCCAACGAAACATGGCTTGGTGATAACTTTGATACCGCTTTGCTAAACGCTTGTCTGATGGAAGCCATTACCTATATGAAGGGGGAACCAGACATGGTTGCCCTATATAAGTTAAGGTATGACGAGGCTATGGGACTTCTTAAACAATTGGGCGATGCCAAAGAAAAAGGCGATGCTTATCGTAACGGTTTACCTAGGTATCCAGTCACATGATTACTCAAACCATTACCACCTCGTTTAAACAGAATATGTTTGCAGGAGTACAGAATCTTCTGACCAATACTATCCGCATGGCTTTGTATACGGCAAACGCTGATTTGAATGAAAACACTACCGTTTATACAGCCACGGACGAAGTTTCTGGGTCTAATTACACGGCGGGTGGCAATATCTGTCAGAACGTTACCATTAGTACATCTGGTAGCACCGTTTTTGTCAGTTTTGATAATGTCACTTGGACAAATGTTTCCTTTACTTGTAGGGGAGCCTTAATTTACAATCAAACACAAGGCAATAAATCAATTGCCGTACTGAACTTTGGCTCAGACAAACAAGCAGGACCTAATTTCACGGTGATTCTCCCTGCAAACTCACCGACAACTGCATTAATTCGAATTTAAGGAATAATCATGGAAATAACCACTACAAAAGGTGTTATGGATGAGTCTCTTTTAGAGAAAAAAGAAGGCTTGGTTGATAACGAAAACGAGTACACCACTTGGGTGGAATATTGGCATGAAGGTGAATTGGTTCACCGTTCTGCCCATGTAACCTTAAAGCGTACCCCATTAACGGCATTAGAAACACAACAATTAGGATAGAAATATGGCAAATACTCAATCAATGTGTACATCATTCCTTGGCGAATTGATGACCGCAACCCATAATTTTGGAACTGCTCCGACTCGTGGTTCAGGTGCTGCCGATACTTTTAAAGCAGCTTTATATTTAGCCAGTGCTACCTACAATGCCTCAACCACAGCTTATTCTGTAACTAACGAGGTAAGTGGTGCTGGATATACTGCTGGTGGCGTTACGGTAACGAACGCAACTGCTCCAACATCGACCAATTCATCAGCAACTGCTGGAGTAGGTTATTGGACTTCATCAGCCAGTATTGTTTATACAGGCGTGACGTTAACGACTGCGTTTGATGCTATGTTGCTTTATAACAGCAGCCAGTCAAACAAAGCCGTTGCCGTGTTTACGTTTGGTTCTCAGACCATTACTTCTGGAAACTTTACGTTAACAATGCCAGCTAATACCACTTCGACTGCTTTATTGCGTTTGTCGACTACCTAATCGGGGGTTTAAATGTCCCTAGGTTGGGGTGATGACACTTGGGGGTATGGTCCTTGGGGTGGCGGACAGTTAGACCTTACAGGTGTAGTAGCACAGGGGCAGACTGGTAGTGTAGGAGTAGACATCACCATTGCCCTAACGGGCGTTGTTGCATCGGGTAACGAAGGAGACGTTACTGCGAATATAACCGTGGAGTTGAGCGGTGTATTTGCTCAAGGTTTTGTAGGTGATGAAAGTGATGGAATTACAGTTGCACTGACGGGCGTAGACGCTAGTGGTGTAACGGGAATAGTAACAGTAAGTCAAGCATCCGCATTAAGTGGTGTCTTGGCTAGTGGTGCAGTAGAAACAGTTGTAGCAACATCGCAGTTCGAATTAACGGGTTTAAATGCAACAGGTGTAGTTGGAAACGTTACCGCCAGTAAGTCGATAGATTTGTCTGGTGTCTTAGCTAACGGACTAACTGGCACAGTTGTAGCAAGTGCCGAAGAAGGTGAAACTGGAGATGTTGCAGAAGGATTTGTAGGAAACGTTGGCGTTGATTTAGTTGTTAGCTTGGTTGGTGTAAATGCGAACGGTTTGTGTGGAGATGTTGCACCTGGTAAAAGTACATTTTTAACTGGCGTTTTAGGAACAGGTAGTCTTGGTTCAGTTATTGCTGGTAAAGAATTTGCACTAACAGGCGTTTCTGCAAGAGGTTTAACGGGACAGGTTGGTTATTATTATTGGAGTCTGATTAATGATGCACAAAATGCAAACTGGAATGAAATAGACAACACTGAAAACGCTAACTGGACTAATATAACAACAGTATAGGAATTAACATGGCATCTACTTACTCACCGCTTAAAATAGAACTTATTGCCACTGGAGAACAGTCTGGTATTTGGGGTGCAACCACCAACGTTAACCTTGGCACCGCTCTCGAAGAAGCCATTACAGGGTCTGCTGATGTTGCTTTTTCAAGTGCGGATGTTACCGTTACCCTTACAAACACAAATGCATCTCAAACTGCTCGCAATTTACGGCTTAATTTAACAGGTACTTCTGGTGGAGCACGGCAGTTAATCCTTGGTTCTGGATGTCAGATTGAAAAACTGTATCTCATTAATAATGGATT